GGACACAGACATACCTATTCAATCGTACCAATCTAGGTTTGCTTGGTGATGAGATTAGTATTCCTACAATCAAGCCAGAAGGTTGGGGTGAAGACCCTATTCTTAGTAACTTCATTACCGACGAGGGATATTCGGTTGGGTCTGGTGCTATTCTGCGTATCGCTGGTATCACTGGCCGTATTCGTGGTATGAGCCACGTTAGACCAGACGGCAAGAAAGTGCGTCCATCATTCGTTGTGCTGGATGACCCACAGACCGACGAGTCGGCTAAGTCCATATCACAGATTGCCACCAGGGAGAGGATTATCAATGGTGCAATCATGGGTCTTGCTGGTCCAGGAAAGAAAATCGCATGCGTCATGCCATGTACGGTAATTCGTATTGGCGACTTAGCTGACAGATTCTTAGATGGTAAGATACATCCAGAATGGAACGGTACTCGTACCAAGTTGCTCAATAAACTTCCTACGAATGATCTGCTGTGGGAGGAATATAGGAAGTTGAGATTTGAAAGTCTGCAAGCAGGTAAGGGTCTGGCTCCTGTCAATGAGTTCTATATTAAGAATAGGATAGAGTTGGATAAGGGGGCTGTTCCTGCTTGGCCAGAACGGTTCAATACGGATGAGGTATCGGCGATACAGCATGCTATGAATATTCGTTTTACCGATGAACGTTCATTCTTTGCTGAATATCAGAACCAGCCAATCAGCGATAATATGCTGGAAGAAGAGGAATTGTCTGCAGATCTTATCATGAAGAAGATTAACGGCATATCCCGTGGGGTTGTTCCCAGGAGAGCGACGCGCATCACTTCGTATATAGACGTGCAGAAGAAATCTCTATGGTATGTCGTGTGTGCTTGGGCAGACGACTTCACCGGTTATGTCATAGATTATGGTACGTATCCTGATGAAGGTCGGGAGTATTTCACACTCCGTGAACAGAAGAATACCTTTCAGTTGATGTATCCAGGTCAGTCTTTGGAAACACAACTGTACTCAGGATTAACAAGATTGGTCGATTTACTAGCAAAGAAACGCTGGCCAATCGAAGGCTTGGATGATGGCGATGCAGCAATGTCCATAGACCGTATTCTTATAGACGCTAACTGGAACGAATCTACGGAGGTGGTGTACCAATTCTGTAAATCGTCTCCGCATTTCACGATTTTGGTCCCTTCTCATGGAAAATACGTCGGCGCAGGACTGAAACCTATGCGTGAATGGGCAAGGCGTCCAGGTGAGCGTAGGGGAATGGGCTGGTTGTACTCTCCTGCCAAGAAAGGCGTCAAAACCGTAACAATTGATACGAATATGTGGAAATCATTCGTTGCAAACAGACTTGGTATCGGTATTGCGGAGCATGGCAGTCTGTCTTTGTTCGGTAAAACACCGAATAGGCACCAGTTATTCGCAGATCATCTTATGGCAGAATATCGGGTGCGAACTTCTGGCTATGGGCGTGTCGTTGATGAGTGGAAGTTGCGTCCTGGATCTAATGATAACCACTGGTTTGACTGTTTGACTGGGTGTGCAGTCGCTGCGGCTATGCAGGGACTTAACCCAGAGATTCATATGATGAAGCAACCGGAGGACGTTGCTTCTCCTCCAGGAAATGAGCCGTCGCTCGAGAATAAAGAAGATCCTGTGAAGTACCATGTTGGAGTTCCAACTAGGGGACAGAAGACTCGCAAGAAGAGATTGTCCTTACAGGAGCTCAAGGCGCTTAGGACGGGTAAGTGCGCCGCAGGGTATGGGGCCAGCAGGTAGGCGTCCAGTCAGAAGGGCCTCTGACACTTCGCTGGGCGCAAAACGGGGCCTAACCCATACCAGGGTACCCCCCACCCCCCATTTGCGTTTTTTGACTATAAACTTTTTGTCGTGGTTTTTCCGCAAAACTAGGGACTTGTCTTCGGAAAATACCCTGGCACAATACTGCCATGGGCAATCTTACTACAGAACAATCTGAATCGATAACTCAAGCCATTGTGGATACCGCAACTGGTCCTAAGAGTGTTTCTAGCGATCAGGGTACTGTCGTTGCACATTCGTTATCCGATCTTATAGAAGCAGAACGATACCTAGCGTCTAATAAAGCGGTCAAGAAGGCCAATAGAGGACTAAGATTCTCTAAGTTTATTCCACCAGGAGCAGTCTAATGTTATTTGGACTCTTCAAATCCACCAATAAATCACAGGTTTCTGCATCAGAACCCGTAAAACCTAGGAAAAATCGTCGAATTTCAGCAAAATACGACGCTGCCCAAGAAGGCAGGGAAGATCGTCGTCATTGGGAATTTACGGACAATTTGTCCCCTGTCCAGGCAAATAGTCGTACAGTTCGGGAGAGAATTCGTAGGAAATCACGATACGAACTAGACAATAACGGTCCTGGAAAAGGTATTGTCAAGACTTACGTTAACGATCTTATTGGCACACTTCCATCTTTATCTGTTTCGATTAAGAATCGAGATACAGATGCCGAGATTATTCAGCATAAATTCACGAAATGGGCGAAGAAGCGCCATCTTGGTAAGAAAATGCGTATCGCGCGTCAAGCGCAGTTACGTGATGGTGAGTCTTTTGCAGTATTTCATGGAAATAGGGGTAGCAATTTCCCGATACAGTTAGATCTGGTATGTCTTGAAACAGAGATGTGCCAAGATCCTACATATGGTACGATGAAAGATTCTGAATATCAGAATGTTGATGGCATTTTCTATGATTCTAACAGAAATCCAGTTAAATATCGGTTCCTGAAAGAACATCCAGGTGGCGCTTCCTATCTAGCGCTACAGGATTCTTACCAGGATTATGACGCAAAGTGGGTGCATCATTTCTTTGATGAAGAGCGCCCAGGTCAAGCTCGCGGAATTCCGGAACTTTCTGCGACATTACTGCAATTTGCAAATCTGCGTCGATATAGCAAGGCCGTTCTTGGAGCGGCAGAAATCAGTGCTGAACTTACTGGTGTAATTGAGACTACTTCAAATGCTGAGGATGAAGAAGGCGCTGATCCATTGAATGTAGGCGAAGAGATTGCAGTAAATCGCAATACTCTTACTTCACTTCCGTATGGTTGGAAGATGAATGCGTTCAAACCCGAACAACCTACAACTACATATTCAGATTTCAAGAAAGAAATCGTAACAGACGTTGCCCGCCCACTCTGCATGCCCAGGAATAAGTCCACTGGAAGTAGTGCTGACCACAATTACTCAAGTGGTAAGTTAGACTTCCAGGCATACAATCGTCAGCATAAGATTGAGCAAAACGATTTAGAAGAAACGTTCTTGCAGAAGGCATTTGAACTGTGGTTTGAAGAAGCATCAAATATTCGTGGGTATCTACCAGATGTAGATATTGACGATATTGTCATTGAATGGACTTGGGATAGTGATGAAGATATTGATCCTTCCAAAGATGCAAGTGCCAACGAAACCAAACTCAACAGCAATCAAACTAATCTGAAAGAAATCTACGCTCGTAAGAATAAAGATTGGAAAGTTGCATTACTCCAGCGTGCTGCTGAAATCAAATTTGCCGAAGAACATGGCATCACCACAAGTGCCAAGACTAAACCATCTAATAAAGAAGGTGAGGACCAAAATAATGACGAACAAAATGCCGATGATTAAAGCATCAGCACCTAGTAAAGAATCTGGCGAGATGGTATTTACTTCTAGCGCTCCGCTGGAAGTATTAGCTGCTTCCCAGGAAGGTGGGGCTAAGAAGTTCAAGATTCTAGCCTATACTGGTGGAAAGATGGATGTAGGTTGGGGAGATCCAATCGTCGTAGATCTTTCTGGTATGGAAGTATCGGCGAAACCACGTCCGATTCTTAAAGACCACAATACTTCTCTTGTTGTAGGCCACAGCACTTCGATTAAAGTGAAGAATGAAATTGAAGTAGAAGGATTGTTCAGTGGCTCTGGTCCTGCCAAGGACGAAGTTCTTGCATCTGCTGTACAAGGATTTCCATGGCAAGCATCCATTGGAGCGAAAGCTATTAGAGTGGAAGAATTGGATTCAGGAGCAAAAGCAAAAGTTAATGGACAGGAAATTGAGGGGCCTTGCTTTATTGTGCGGGCCAGCATACTGAAGGAAGTATCGTTTGTTGCATTGGGCGCAGACGATAATACGAGTGCAATCGCGGCCAATCAACATGCCAATCACCAAAAAGGAGTGGCAACAATGGATAAGTTCACAGAATGGTTGATCAAAGCGGGCTTTATCAAAGCAGAAAGTGATCTTTCGTCTTTGACTGCCGCTCTGAAGGATAGTTTGAAGGTGCAATTCGAAGCCTCTGAAAAGGCTAAGACAGTCACTGCTCCTGCTCCTACCACCCAAGTCACTGCTGCTGATTTCTCCAAAGATATCATGGCAGAATTTGGTGTTTCTCATCCTGACATTGCTGCCGAAGCAATTGAAAAAGGTTGGGACATGAAGGCTACTCGTTTGGCCGTCGTTCGCGCCAATCAACCCAAAGCTCCTAATGTGATCACTGCTAAAGAAAATGACAGTGATAAATTCGCCAAACATTTGGAGATCGCTGCTGGTATTTCTGCTGGCATGCAGAAACAGATTGAAAAATCTGAGACTCCTGAAGACATCGAAGCCGCCACCAAGCGTTTCAAGAACATTTCTCTCCAGGAAATGATTATTGAAGGCGCTGTTCGTAATGGCTATGCTGGTCGTCGTTCTATGCGTGGAAATTTCGAAGAGATCTTCCGCGCTGCGTTTAGCGACTTGTCGTTGCCCAAGATTTTCGGCAATGTTGCGAATAAGAAATTGCTCTCTTCCTTTATGGAAGTTGAACAAGTCTGGCGTCAGATTGTTGTAATCAATAGTGTGCCTGACTTCCGTCCTACGTCCAGTTTGCGTATGACTGCTGACTTTAAGTTCGAACGCGTCACTGATGCTGGCGAACTGAAGCATGCTAAGTCGCCGACTGAAACTGAATACACGAATCAAGCCAATACCTTTGGTAAGATGTATGCTATCACCCGTAAGGACATCATCAATGATGACCTGAACGTTCTTAGCAGCATTCCTGCTCATATTGGTCGTGGCGCTGGTCTTAAATTGAATGAAGATTTCTGGACTTTGTTCCTGAATAACTCTTCGAAATTTACCTCCGGCAACAAGAACTATCAAAGTGGTGCTGGTACTGTTCTTGGCATTGATGGTCTGACCACTGCTGAACAGTTGTTCCTGGATATGGTTGATGATGGTGGTTATCCACTTGGTCAGCAATCGAATATCCTGCTTGTTCCTACTGCCTTGAAGTCCAAGGCTAATCAATTGATGAATTCCACTGAAATCCGTGATACGACTGCTAGTACCAAGTTTGGAACTGCCAATCCTCACGCTGGCAAGTGGACTGTTGTCACCAGTCCCTACATGTCGAACTCCAAGTTCACTGGTTATAGTTCGACTGCTTGGTATCTGCTTGGCACGAATTCCATGCTGCCGCTCATTGAAGCAGTGTTCCTCAATGGCCAGGAAACTCCAACTATTGAATCGGCTGAAGCTGACTTCAGTACTCTTGGTATCCAGATGCGCGGCTACTTCGACTTCGGCTTCGCATGGCAAGACGTTCGCGGCGCGGTCAAATCGGCTGGTGCATAATCTGAAACATAGCCTCTCCCCTTCGGGGGAGGGGTCTTTTACAAGGAGAGAATCATGGCTGAAGCAGTTTTTGTCCAAAAAGGCGATGCAATTGACATTACGGCTGGCGCGAATATCGCGGTCGGTGAAATCGTCATTATCGGTGGTACCCTCATCGGTGTTGCCGAACGTGCAATCGCTAACGGTGATGTCGGGTCGGTGAGTGTTGAAGGTGTGTATGATGTCGCTAAAGAAGCAGGTTTGGCGATTGCTCTTGGCGATATCGTTTATTTCGTTGCTGCCAACAACAATGTCAATAAGACTAGTACTGGCAATACGAAATTCGGTATGTGCGTCGCGGCTGCTCTGGCTGCCGATGCTACTGTCAAGGTAAAGATTGTTCGCTAATAGATTTTTGGGGCATTTTTGAGTGCTCTGCCCCGTTGGTTGTGTCGGCTGACGGGGCTTTTTCTTCTCCAGGAAATAGGGTGATAAAATGACGATTCAACTTTCTACGACTCTTCGCAATAACATGGTTGGCCAATATGAAACGACTATTGGAACCGGTCCTAAACTTCAACTCCGTACTGGTGCTCAACCTGCCGATTGTGCTGCTGCTGACGCTGGTACTTTGATTGCTGAAATTACTCTTCCATCAGACTGGATGACTGCTGCATCTGCTGGTGCAGTTGGTAAGAATGGTACTTGGGCTGGAACTGCTTCAGCTACAGGAACTATTGCGCATTATCGCATCAAAGACTCTGGCGGTACTACCACTCATGAACAAGGTAGCGTCGGCACTACTGGTACTGATCTTGTTCTTGATAGTAATGTCGTTAATAGTATTGGACAGAATATTACGATTACTGGCTGGACTCGTACTCAAGGTGGAGCATAAGTCTAAAAACATATAAATAATTAGAAAAAGGAGTCATTATATGGCCACACTAACAGAGTTAGATGCCTTGATTGTCGGATGCTCTCTTTTGCGTCAACGGTTCCGCGCCGCTCGGCTAAAGGCGGCGTGGGACGTCATCAACGAAGCGGAGACAACGCAACACCACACAGAGCGTCTTGCGTGGGCAAATAAGATCGTCGGCGATTATGATAAAGACCTCGATAAGGAATATCGGTGGGCGTGCAGCAATGCTGTCATCCAGTCTTCTGGTGATGCATCAACTGATAGCGATATAAACTCCGTCGTGTCCGGGTTCGTCAACGCTTGGGCAGGAGTGTGATCTATGGCTATAGCCAAATGGGCGACACCTTCCAGTCTGTCGAGTGACGTTGCCGGGTCCGGTGCTGGAACGCTGAACAGTAGCCCAGGTCTTGCAAACGGCGCAGTGACCAGCGTTCTCGCTGACATCACAAACACGAGCAATCTCGATCTCAATGTTTATTTTGAGCTTGTGATTGCATCAATGACCGTATCTAGTGGCGGTAGCATCACCATCGGTTTGGTTGAGAAATTGTCCAGCGGAAATTACGCGAAGTTCAGCGCGTCTGTCATGCCGGTGGAGTTTGCAATCCGCGCAGGAGTAGCAGCGACCCAGGCATTTGAAATGCGGTTCGACATGCGTTTGCTTCCAGGAACATGGGGGATTGTGGTTTTGAACAACCTTGGCGCAGCACTTCCAACAAGTGGCAACACTCTGAAATACGCCCCATACAACGAAAGCGTAGCGTAATCATGCCTCGCGCCATTTGTTGTAAGCTAAAGGAAGCGAAGTGGCAGCGGCGACTCTGGACTCCGCAAGTGCTGAATCCAGGAATCTTTGTTTCTGCTCAGTTTCCTGAGAACGAGATCAATTCTTCTGGCTACACAAAGATATACAATCGAGGTTCAGCCTGTTCGTATTGGCAACCAAATCCAACTTACGCATACCGCGATGTTCAGAATGGTGTGCCTGCGTTTCGGCTAGACGATGCAAGTTCGTCAAGTCGCGGATATTCGATGAACACCGGGACGTATGCGCTTCAACCATCAAATGGGTTTTCCGCCTATGCGTTTGGTGTAGTCAATCCGGGTAATCCGTCATACGTTCAGACCTTATCGCAGTATAGTAATGCAAACTCGGTTCTGCTTGCAATGAACGTAGCCCAATCATTTCAGATTGCCATATTCGATGGCGGTTGGCGGAATCGGTCGGTAAATACTTATGGCATAGCATCACTGGCAAAATATTATATGTCTCAGCGGAAGACATCTTCTTCCGCATCCTCGTACACCGACGTATTTCGATCGTCAGACACGGCAAAGAACTCAAGCGGCGCTGTACCCTGCGGAACGTCAGCAATTGCGGCGTCTGCTGTCGGATTTTTGGGTCACGCGTCATCAAACGCAGAAGCGAAGTTCATTATCTATTCTACGTTGCATTTTCCGAGGTATTTGACCGACGTTGAGGATGCGTTTGTCACCGGATGGGGTGCGTGGTTCAGCAGAATGCCGGAAATACTGTCGCCAGATCATCGTTTCCGCAATCGTCCACCTCTAATCGGGGATTAGGCATGGCCTTTCTTCGCCTTCGCGTTCCTAGTCTTGGTTCAGGAACTGTTTCCAGTAATATTACTGGAAGTTCTACTTCTACTATTTCTACTTCTGGTAGTGCAACCGGATACATAGAACTAGTCGGTTCTTCCTCCAGGAATATTGATCTATCTGGAACTGCCACTGGTAGTATCGTTTCTGGTATTTCTGGTTCTTCATCTGGGATATTTACTTTATCTGGATCTGGTGCTGGACAAGTTTCATTGGTTGGAACATCTACTGGCACTCTAACTTTGTCTGGAACCGCTACCGGACAGACATCGATATCTGGTTCTTCCTCCAAAAATATTAATCTATCAGGTACTGCTACTGGGCAGACGTCAATATCTGGTGCATCTACTGGAACATTGACTTTATCTGGGTCTGCCACTGGACAAACAATTGCTGGTGGTATTTCTGGTTCCTCATCTAGTACGCTGACTTTATCTGGATCTGCTACTGGACAAGTTTCATTGGTTGGAACATCTACTGGTACTCTAACTTTATCTGGAACTGGTACTGGTCAGATTTCAATCGTTGGTACATCTACTGGTACGTTGATTTTGTCTGGCACTGCCACTGGTCAAACGATTGCTGGTGGAATAGCTGGCTCTTCAAGTGCAAATTTTGTTTTGTCAGGAAGTGCTGCTGGTGGAATCGCCGTAAGCGGACAATCATCTAGTTCATTGACGCTATCCGGGAGCGCCACAGGAAATGTTTCTCTCCAGGGAAATAGTAATAAGATTTTAGATTTTACTGGCACGTCTAGTGGTTCAACTTTTGATAATGTTCCCTTGACTGGTGGTTCAATTGGATTGTTTATGTTGTCTGGATTTAGTTATGGTGTTCAATTAAATGATGTTGTAGTCGAACCTAAGAAAAAGTCACATCAAGATTTAATTGCGAAAGGTATGGGGTGGTTCGAGAAACAACGGAATAAGTACATGGTCAGAGATATTGTCTATACTAGAAAAGGTGTAGAGTATGAGATGACCGCCACCACTGCAAGAACTACATTCGAATCTATTGGTCCTACTGGTTTTCCTGAGAAGATGATTGTCATGGATTTCATTATTGCAAAGAATCTTATGACCGACATATTCCCGCCTAAGAAGGGCGACACGGTTTCTTACAATGGAAATACCTACGAGGTTATGTCTCTTCCAGGAATACCGGAGTTCGAATATACAGATGCAGATCGTAGGGCTGTTAGAGTCCACACCAAACAGGTAGGAGCATCAGTAAGATGAGAAATTCAGAGATTGCAAACTTGGTTTATGAATTTATTAGCGATCTTGATCTAACTAATTGGGATGTAAAAATTTACAAAAAGATACTTCCTGATTTGGAATTAACTGAAACAGTAGATTCTGCAATAATTACAGTATCACCAATGCAGAAGAAATTAGAAACTGTATCTCGATCTTCAAAAGAGATTTCACATACAATACAGGTTGCTGTTCATAAGAAAATTGATTTAGATGCTGGTGATTTTGTAGAGTTTGATTATCTTGAATCATTAGTGGATGAATTAATTTCTAAATTGAGTTTTGCTTCGTTTGGAGATGCGAAGTTCACTGGTATTGATTTCGAAGAGCTATATAATTTAGAATTAATGGAATCTGCACATCAATTCATAAGTATCATTACATTGACTTACATGACAATGGAGACTACCAATGCCGTGGCCTGAAGAATATCTTCTTATGAACAGTGCTAGAATTGACATTAAGATTGTCAAGGGCGCAACGTTCTATTTTAAGATAGGCTTGAATAAATCTGATAAAACTCCGGTAGATATGACTGGATTTACTGGCAAAGCACAACTGCGCGATTTTAATAGAAATCTTATTTCTGATTTCATGGTAAGATTAACGTCTATTGGTGAACTGTAT